AAGCAATTAAGGCACTCAATCAGTTAAGAATGATTGAAGACAGTCTTGTAATTTATAGATTGTCTCGTGCTCCAGAAAGAAGAATTTTCTACATTGATGTCGGCAATCTACCTAAGATTAAAGCAGAGCAATATCTTAGAGATGTGATGAATCGTTATAGAAACAAACTTGTTTACGATGCAAATACTGGTGAAATTCGTGATGATCGTAAATATATGGCAATGCTTGAGGATTTTTGGTTGCCTAGAAGAGAAGGTGGTAGAGGAACAGAAATTACTACCTTACCTGGTGGACAAAATCTTGGAGAACTTGCTGATATTGAATATTTCCAAAAGAAACTCTATGATTCATTAGGTGTTCCACCAACAAGACTTGCAGCAGAAGGTGGATTTAATCTTGGTCGTTCATCAGAAATTCTAAGAGATGAACTTAAATTTACTCGTTTTGTTGGTAGATTGAGAAAAAGATTTTCTCAAATTTTTATTGATTTACTAAAAACACAATTAATTCTTAAAAATATTGTAACACTAGAAGATTGGGAAGTATTATCAGACCACATTCAGTTTGATTATGTTTATGATAATCATTTTTCTGATTTAAAGAAAAATGAATTGATGAATGATAAGTTGGGTGTTGTTGCTGCAATGGACCCATATCTTGGTCGTTATTTTTCAGCAGAATATGTAAGAAGAGAAATTCTCGGACAAACTGATTCTGAGATAAAAGAAATCAACGCACAAATGAAGAAAGAAATTAAAGATGGAATTATTCCAGACCCAGCAATGATGATGAATCCAATGGGTATGGGTGGTCCACAAGACCAAAACCAAAATGCACTTGGAGCTATGTCTCAAGAACCAGGATTGACTAACACACAAGCAGGTGTTGATTTAGGGTCTGCTGGGGAATTATAAATATTTTTAGTTAAAAACTATTATAACTATGGACGATTTAATGGATTTGATTTTAACTGACGAATCTCCTGCGGAAGTCAGTGACAAGATTAAAGAAATTCTTTTTGCAAAATCAGCAGAAAAAATTAATGCAGTAAGACCAGAAGTTGCTGCAAGTATGTTCGATGAAACTGAGGATGGTCAAGAATACGAGGATTGATAAGTGGATAACTTTGGAATAGATTCCAAGGACTTATCTGATTTCTTTACTGCAATAAGTGCAGGAAAGCAAAAAAGAAAAAAGGAACTTGACGAAACAGTAGGAGATGCTGTTGATGATTTCTTTTCAACGATAAGTACTGGAAAAAAAGTTGTTAAAGAAAAGAAAGAAACTCTGGTTGGAGATTCTTTTGATGAACTTTTTTTGTCTCCATTAAAAGAAGAGATTAATCCAAAGAAAAAGAAAAAAGTACAAGAACAAAAAACGGTCAAAGCATTTGAAGACTGGTTATATTCAGAGACACCAAAAAAACAAGAAAAGGTAATTGAAGAAGTAATTGAAAATTCTTTGGATGAAGTTCTTGAGGTTTTGGAAGAATATAAAGAAGAACTTGAAGAACCCAAAGATGAACTAATTGAGAAATCTTTAGGACTTCTTGCTGAACCAAGTGATGTTAAAGTTCAACAAGACTCATTAACTCCGTTAGACCAAAAGTTCGCAACACTTGACGATTTACAGAAACATTACAAACTGTTTCTTTCTCGTATTCAACAACAACTATCAACAGTTGGTGGAGGTGGCGAAACCAGATTAAGATACTTGGATGATATTGTAGGCATCGCAACTAATTCTGGTGCTTATAATAATAAATTTTTACAATGGAATTCCACAACAAATCAAGCAGAGTTTGTTGATCCAAATGATGTTGGTGGCACAACAATTGTAAATATCTCTGGTATTACCACTTACTATCAGGCATCGAATGTTGATGATTATATTGGTGTAAGTGCAAATGTTCCAGTAACAATTGTATTGCCACAAATTCCTTCTTATGGAAAAAAACTCATCATAAAAGACGAGGGTAATAAGATTGCTACATACAATATAACAGTCCAGGCAGGTGCTGGAACAAGTGTAGAGAATGATAGTTCAGTTATTATGACTATCAATCATCAAAGTTTTACTTATTTTTACAATGGTTCTAATTGGTTCTTAATCTAATATGTCTTATAATCCTCTTCCCCAACCAGCACAATCCGTAGTTCTTACAGGTGCTGGAACATCATTAGTTACTTATGCTAATCCATTTCCAGTTTCATTAGGTTCTTCTAATATTACAATCACTGGTGATGTAAATGTAGGAACAACTGTATCAGTCACAAGCACTCCCGAAAATCCTGTCCATACTCATATTACAGAAGTTGGTTCAAGTGGTATTTTACAGGATATGGGTGTTCCTTATATGCCTGTTGGTGTTGGAACAGTAAATCTAAATCTTTCATATCTTCCAGTTGGTATTTCTTCATTACTGAATACTGTATCAATAGGAAATACAGTTTCTATTTCTAATACTTCATTCTACATAACCAATCCAGTCACAACAGTCGCAGTATCAAGTATTGGTTCTACTGTTACAGTTCAAGGAACAGTAGGAATTGGAACAACAGGGCAAGTATCAATCAACCTCAACAATTCACCAGTCAGCACAGCAAATCCATTTCCAGTTACGGGAACAGTATCAATTTCTACAACATCATCAGCATCTGTTACATTTCCACCAATAGCAACTGATGCATTTGGTCGTTTAAGAACTTCAAGTCCATTAACACTTTTTGATAGCTCCCACAGATACAAGGACAATAATCTTTGGAGTGGTTTAGTTGTAGGAACTGGTTCAACAGTTGGATTTGTAACAGCACAAGGTTTAGTCAATATTAGTATAGGAACTACTGCTGGATGTTCTGCAATTAGGGAAACCACAAAAGTATTCTCTTATCAACCAGGAAAATCATTACAGGTATTGAATACATTTGTAATGAACCCAGCAAAAGCAAATCTTCGTCAAAGAGTAGGATATTATGGTGCAGATAATGGAATGTATCTGGAACTTGATGGAGATACTTTGTATTTTGTAGAAAGAAGTTTATCTCTTGGAACGACAACAAGAGTTGCACAGGAAGATTGGAATATTGATACTATGCTTGGTGCAGGACATCTCAATCCATCAGGCATTACATTAGATATTTCCAAAGCACAAATTTTGTGGATGGATATTGAATGGTTAGGACTTGGAACAGTTAGATTGGGTTTTGTAGTTGATGGGAAGTTTATTCACTGCCATTCATTCCATCACGCAAACTTAATCACTTCAACTTATATTACAACGGCATCATTACCTTTGAGATATGAGATTGCAAATACTGGAATTACAACAAGTTCAAGCACACTGAAACAAGTTTGTTCTAGTGTAATTTCAGAAGGTGGTTATGAACTTCGTGGAATACAGCAGGCAGTAGGAACACCAGTCCAAACACCAGTTGATTTAACAACAGCAGGAACTTATTATACAGTTGTATCAATTCGTCTTAAAGCAACACCAAATAGATTAGATGCAATTATAATTATGACTGCACTTTCTATTCTAGGCATTACAAATAATGCAACTTATAACTGGCAAGTAAGAGCATCTGGAACATCTAGTGGTGCAACTTGGACTGATGCTGGTGTTGATAGTGCTGTTGAATATAAGATTGGTGGGGGAACTTATACTGGCGGAAGAATACTAGCATCTGGATATACGTATGGTTCCAATCAAGGTTCATCATCAGTAGATATTCTTAAAGAGGCATTATTTAAGTTTCAGTTGGAAAGGGATGCATTAACAGGAACACCTTATGAACTTTCTATTGTATGTGCTTCTGATGCTAATGGTGCAGATATTCACGCTTCTATGGACTGGGAAGAAATTAGTAGGTAATACTAGATATTGATAAATAACTAATATAGTCCAATTATTACAATGTCCGTATATAAGATTGTACAAAAAATTACGCCATTGACGATGACTGGTGCAGCAGTAACCAGTAATCCAATTGCTTTGAGGTCTGGTTTTTTGAGAATTGTTCCAGAACAAGATGCTTACGTTGAGGTTGCTCCAACCCCAACAATTAGTACTTCTACGAATGCTAGTATTTTTGTGAAGGCTGGAACTGAACTTGTTTTAAAAGATACCGCAGTCACTCAAACTATTGTTGGTGTAACTACTGGAACTACCACTGTTGTGACTTTACCAGAAGGTACTTTCTCTGATTTTTCTGCTGGTGATATTGTTGAACTTACTGGTATTGTTCCCGCAGGAATTAACACAACAGCAGCAACTGTTGCATCAGTTGATGCAACGAATGATGCTGGAACAGGTGGATTTAATAGAGTAATTACTCTTACTTGGAATACTTCAAGTCAAGGACCAGTAACTACTTCCACTGGTGTTTTGAGAAGAACAACAAAAGTTGCTGCTTATGGAGCAAGTGGAAAACTCCACATTACAGAAATTCAAATCGCAGGTGGTTAATCCAATGAAACTTATCACAGAAGAAATAGAAAAGGTAAAAGTAATTACCGAAGAAAAAAATGGAGTTAAATCCCTTTTTATTGAAGGTGTTTTTCTTCAGGCAAATAGACCAAATAGAAATAAAAGATTATATGAAATGAGAACTCTTGAAAGAGAAGTCAAAAGATATAATGAAAATTTTATTGCTAAAGGTCGTGCTCTTGGTGAATTGGGACATCCAGATGGACCAACTTTAAATCTTGATAGAGTATCCCATAAAATTACTATGCTTGAAAGAAAAGATGATAATTTTATAGGAAAAGCAAAAATCCTTGATACCCCGATGGGAAAAATTGCATCTTCTCTCTTGGGTGAAGGTGTTTGTTTGGGTGTTTCTTCTCGTGGTGTTGGATCATTAATTCCAACTAATGAAGGTTATTCTTTAGTTGGTGAAGATTTTATGCTTGCGACTGCTGCTGATATTGTTGCTGACCCTTCTGCTCCTGATGCTTTTGTGAATGGAATTATGGAAGGAAGAGAGTGGTGTTGGGAAGGTGGAATTCTTCGTGAAAAAGCCGCAGAAGCAACAAAAAGAAAAATAAACACACTAGTAGACCAAAAACGTTTGGACGAACAGAAAGTTGATCTGTTCCAGAACTTTTTATCAAATTTATAAATTATAAATAAATAAAGATTAAACAATAGGTTAATCGGAGAGATCTAAAATGTCCCGTGGTAAAAATTTACAAGAAATGGAAACAGGCACTAAACAATCCAAAACTGCTGTGAATGCTGGTGCAAAGGCAGCAGAACCAATGCAGAAATTAACCACAGGCATTCCTGATGGTCAAACTGGTAGTTGGGAAGATCTTGGAGGACCAACTCCAGAGAATTACAAACCAGATGATGATTCTGCAAAACTTTCAACTCCTGGAGCAACCCTTAAGCAAGTTAAGAATGTTGTAAACAAAGGTGCAAAAGCAGCAGATGCTATGAAGTCGCTTGCTAAAGAATCAGTCGAAGAAGATGAGGATGAAGAACTCATCGATGATGAGGCTGAGTATGATGAAGATGAAGTAGTTTCTGAAGCAAAGAAAAAGTCTTCCAAAGATGAAGAAGATGAAGAAGGTGAAGATGAAGATAGTGAAGAAGATGATGAAGAGGACAAAAAAGAAAAAGCAATGAAAGAGGCATTTGCCCAAATCGAAGAAGAAATCGAAGAGGACGTAAATGCACTTCTTTCTGGTGAAGAACTCTCCGAAGATTTCAAGGTAAAAGCTAAAACAGTTTTTGAAGCTGCTTTAAATGCAAGAACAGAGCAAATTGAAGAAGCAATTGTTCATCAGTATGAGCAAAAACTTGCTGAAGAAGTAGAAACAATTAGAGAAGAATTAACTGATCGTCTTGATGCATATCTTGAGTATGTATCAGAAGAATGGTTACAAGAAAATGCTCTCGAAGTAGAGCAAGGACTTAAAACTGAAATGACCGAATCATTCCTTGCTGGAATGAAGAGTCTTTTTGAAGATCATTATGTAACAATCCCTGAAGATAGATATGATGTACTTGAGAGTATGGTAGAAAAACTTGATGAAATGGAGAATAAACTCAACGAGCAAATCGAAAAGAATGTTGCTCTGAATAGAAGATTAGCTGAGTCGGTTACTGAAGTAATTTTTGCCGAAGTCTCTGAAGGTCTTGCACTTTCTCAGAAGGATAAACTCGCTTCTCTTGCTGAAAATGTTGAGTTTGATAGTGAGTCAGACTATCGTGAGAAGCTGGTAACGTTAAGGGAATCATATTTCCCCAGAAACGCTGGTACTCAAAGAGACAACTCGGATTATATCGTAGAAGAAACTGATTATTCGCAACCAGTATCTGGTTCGATGTCAAGATATCTCGATACACTCCAAAGAGTTGCTAAAAAGTGATTTTTAAATTATAACAATCAAACTAAAACTTTTTTAAAGAGGTAAAACAAATGCAAATGTTCAACGCAGAACATCTGCAGGAGAAGTGGGCACCACTCCTTGACTATCAGGGACTCGATTCGATCAAAGATTCGCATCGTAGAATGGTAACCGCAGTTCTCCTGGAGAATCAAGAAAAATTCCTTCGTGAGGAAAGAGATTTCCTCGGTGAAGGTTCCACAACTGGTTCAACCAGTAACACTGCTGGTTTCTCTGGTGGTGCAGTAGCAGGTGGTCCAGTAGCAGGTTTCGACCCTGTTCTGATTTCACTCATCCGTCGTTCAATGCCTAACTTGGTCGCATATGACCTCGCAGGTGTTCAACCAATGAACGGTCCTACAGGACTCATCTTCGCAATGCGTTCACGTTATACCAGTCAAACTAATGCTGAAGCATTCTTTGATGAAGTTGATTCACAGTTCTCTGGCAGAAAGGGCAACCAATCCCAGTATGCTGTCAATCCTGGTGTTGAAGCAAACGTAGGTTTCGGTACTACTGCTTCACAAACTGGTAGCAACCCTGGTCTTTTAAATGCTGCTGGTACTTCACAGCAAAGTTATAACGTTGGTGGTGGTATGTCCACTGCTGATGCAGAAATACTTGGTGCATCAGGTCAAGAAAGCTTTAACGAAATGGCATTCTCAATCGAGAAAGTCACCGTTACTGCAAAGTCAAGAGCACTCAAGGCTGAATACTCACTGGAACTCGCACAAGACCTCAAGGCAATCCACGGTCTGAATGCTGAAGCGGAATTAGCAAACATTCTCTCAACAGAGATTCTTGCTGAAATCAACCGTGAAGTTATTCGTACTATCTACAAGACTGCTGAATCTGGTGCTCAGTTCAACACTGCTACTGCTGGTACTTTTGACCTCGACATCGACTCCAACGGTCGTTGGTCGGTTGAGAAGTTCAAGGGTCTTATCTTCCAAATCGAGCGTGATGCTAACGCAATCGCACAAAGAACTCGTCGTGGAAAGGGCAACATCATCATGTGTTCTTCGGATGTTGCTTCTGCACTTTCAATGGCTGGTCTCCTTGACTACACTCCTGCACTCAATGCAAACCTTAACGTAGATGATACTGGCAATACTTTTGCTGGTGTTCTCAACGGTAAGTATAAAGTTTACATCGACCCATATTCGGGTGGTGCTGGCAACCCAGCAACTGGTGCAACTGGTGGTCAATACTACGTTGTCGGTTATAAGGGTTCTTCCCCTTATGATGCAGGTCTCTTCTATTGTCCTTATGTTCCTCTCCAAATGGTTCGTGCCGTTGGTGAGAACACCTTCCAGCCAAAGATCGGATTTAAGACCCGTTATGGTCTTGTTGCCAATCCATTTGCAGAAGGTAAGTCATCTGGTGTTGAGACCAACCTTGGTCGTATTCAGACTAACTCAAACCGTTACTACAGAAGAGTACAGGTTTCCAACCTTATGTGAGTTTCTTTTCACATTTTTCGAGGGTCCGAAAGGACCCTTTTTTTATGTCTATAAATAAAAATAAAAATGGCTACATCATCGTTATCAAATCAGATTGGAAATAAAAACTACTTATCTCCATTAGGTTTTAAGTTTGTATTATCAAAATATCCAAAAATTGATTTCTTTTCTAATTCCGCAGAAATACCTGGAATTAATCTTGGTGTAGCAATTCAACCTACTTACTTAAAGGACATTCCAATTCCTGGTGATAAGATTAGTTATGATGATTTTAATTTAAAATTTTTTGTTGATGAAAATTTAGAAAATTACCTTCAAGTTCATAACTGGATACGAGGTCTTGGATATCCAGAGAATGTTGGGGAATACCAAGAGTTTCTCAATCAAGACCCATACAATCCAGGAGTCCAAGATGCATCTGCTGGTCAATCTGATGGAAGTTTAATCATTTACAACAGCAATTATAATCCAGTAGCAACAGTTAGTTTTAAAGGTTTATTTCCAACATCACTTTCTACAATTAATTTTGATGCTACTAACACTGATGTTCAATATGTTACGGCACAAGTAAATTTCAAATATACTTTATATGAT